AAATGTCGTAAGGCATCGGGTGTAGTTAAGAAGAGTGAGGAGGGTTCTTCTCTCAAGCGTTGGGAGAAGGAGAAGTGGCAGGATACTAAGTCAGGTAAGGCCTGTGGTGCGGGTGGCAAGAACGAATACTGCCGACCTACCAAGAGAGTGTCGGCCTCTACGCCTAAGACTAAGAGTGAGATATCTCCCTCTAAGTTATTTGCTAAGAAGGCTGAGAAGTCGAGAGTAGGTATGGGTAATAGAGTTTCAAAAATATAAGAATAATTTTTATATCTTTGTCCCATGAAAATTACCTATCATAGTAGAGGGCTTGGTGATACGATTGCAAAGATTACTGCTGCAACGGGTATCAAGAAGGTCGTTGACGCTATTGCTGAAGCAACAGGAACTGATTGCGGTTGCAGTTCAAGACAAGAAAAACTAAACGAAGTATTTCCATACGAATCTAAAAAATAAAAACATGTCAGCATTTACCTTAATCTATACAAGAGCAGCAGTAGTTTATCCAAGTAACACTGTGAACATACCGTTTCCTAATATGGTTATGAACGGAACTAACACAGGAACAGGAACAGATCAATTACTTGATAACGCAGTTGATTTTATTGCAAGTGGAATAAAAGTAGGTGACACTGTATTTAGTGTAACTTTAGCTGCTTATGCTATTGTAGTAGGCGTCTCGACAACTATTTTAACATTATCAGACGATATATTCTTAGCATCTGCTGAGGATTATATAATCTATCAAAGCCCTAACTATGGTTGTTATATCTATATTCCAACGGGGGCAACAGGTGATTTAGAGGTTGAGACAATTGGCGGTGATCAAGTTAATTTTACTAATCCTCCCGGGGGAATACTTCCTGTGCAAGTAAGAAAAGTACAAACGGGGACAACGATTAATAACCTTCTTGCACTTTGGTGATATGAAAAATATTCAAGGTGTAAACGATAGTATAGCGGCAGCAGGGGCATCGACCTCTGTGGTTACCGCGATAGCTGCTAGGGCCATAGAGCTTCAGCCCATCATATCAGCAACGTCCGGAGTGATAGCTATCATCACCGGGCTTTTTGCTATTATGTACTACATAAAAAAACTAAATGGCAAAGATTCAAAGCAGCCCAACTAAGCTTGTAAAGAACAAGGTCTCAAGACCGGGTGTTCACGCTAAGACTCAGACGAGTGTGTCTAAGCAGAGCAAGAACTACAAGAAGCAATACAAAGGACAAGGACGATGAACCTATCACAACACTTCACCTTAGCAGAGATGACCTTCAGCCCTACGGCTATCAAGAAGGGAATTGACAATACGCCCAACGCTCAGAGCATCAGGAACCTTACCGCTCTATGCGAGAAAATACTTGAGCCACTACGCGCTCATATCGGTAGCTCTATCAAGATTAGTTCAGGATACCGCTCTGAGGTATTAAACAGCCTCATAGGCGGAGCCAAATCAAGTCAGCACAAGTTTGGGCAGGCAGTTGATATTGACCTCAAGGAGAAGTGCGCTGAGGCGTTTAAGTTTATCAGAGAGAACCTTGACTACGACCAAATCATTTGGGAGTTTGGAAATGATACACAGCCCGATTGGATTCACGTATCATTTTCAACAAAGGGTAACCGTAAGAAAGCACTAAAAGCAATCAAGTCAAATGGAAGAACAAAATACATTCCTTTCCAAGTTTAAGAGAAAGGACAGAAAAAAATTCAAGGAGACTAAGGTCGGAATCTTTATTAAAGACAAAGCTCCTGAGATACTTGACACGGTAGGCGACTTGCTTCCTGATGCTGGAGTGCTTGGCGTAGTTAAGAATCTTATTAACATGTCAGATAAGTTTACCCCCGAGGAGAAAGAAGTTCTCACGGAGGACCTTGCTCAGATGTATGAGACAGAGGTGAAGGACAGAGAGTCAGCTCGCAACCGCGAGGTAGAGATGTCTAAGTTAGGCAGTAAAGATTTTATGTTTACGCTCACGGGGCTTATTGGTTTAGCAGTGTTCTGCTTTATTGTATACGCTATTGCCTTCCTTCAGATACCTGATGCTAACAAAGAGATATGGATTCACCTTATTGGAATCTCTGAGGGTGTGGTACTCTCAATCTTTGGTTACTACTTCGGTAGTGCGATGAAGAAGAATATAAATTAACTATCTTTGTGAAAATAAATCTAATCTAATGGAAGCAACAGTACTTTTAAAAGAGGAGTTAGAACTACTCCAACAATTAAGTAAAGACTACACTAACGCTAAGAATAGTCTTGGTGATTTAGAGTTAAGAAAGCATGATATCCTTAACGATATTGATGCAATCAGAAAAATCTCTACTGATAACGAGAAAAAATTAATAAGTAAATACGGTGCTGACGCTGTCATCAATATGCAGACAGGAGCAATCACCAATAAACCACAAGAATAACTATGGCTAAGATTAGTTCGTACCCTTCAGCAAGTCCTGTAGATCTTTCCGATATGGTTATTGGAACAGACACTATTAATAGCAACGCTACAAAGAATTTTACAATTCAGAATATGCTTGCGTTAGTTCCTGATGCTATATTAGTTTTACCTACTTACGCTTCTAACGCAGCAGCTTTAGCAGGTGGCCTTGTTCAGGGGCAGTTGTACAAAAGCGCCGCAGGAGTGGTGTCTATTGTCTTGTAATTTATTTCTACATGGACATTCGTAAGATATCAGTGGGACCTGACTATAAGAGTGGTGCTATGCACTACATCGTAGGACAGAAAGTCCTTGGTGATAGCTATGAGATAGACTGTATCAAGTACGACCATGTCAAGGATTCTATTAAGATCTATATCATAAACGAAAAAAAAGAGATTCTCATTTGGAAGGAGTTCAACTCCACAATCCCCACTTCAATCGAATTTAATATCAACTACTAAATGAAATCACCGTTTTATTTTATAACGAGACCAAGAGAAGGAAAGAGATACAACAACACAAAAGAGATAGCAGGAATAGAGTTCGTAGTTAACACGTCAGAGGAGGAGCATAAGTTCTCCAATCGTGAGGCTATTGTTGTTGACACACCACTTTGGTACACTGGCCCTATATCACCGGGCGATACGCTTCTTGTTCACCATAATGTCTTCAAGTTCTACAATGACATGAAGGGCAGGAGAAAAAGCGGCAAGAGTTTTTTCAAAGATAATATTTTTCTAATTGATGATGAGCAGTTCTTCTTGTACAAGAAGGATGACACTTGGCATGCTTACGACAAGTATTGTTTTGTAAAGCCAATTCCTGCTATCGAGTCTTATATTAACAAGCCTTTCTCCAAAGAGCCTTTGATGGGTATCATGAAATACCCTAACGAGTATCTTATGTCTCAAGGTGTCAATGCAGGAGACCATGTAGTCTTTTCACCTAATAGTGAGTATGAGTTTGATGTAGATGGTGAGAAGCTATACCGCATATATGACCATCAAATAACTATTAAGCTATGATAAATATAATTGATAACTTCTTAGATACAGATACTTACAGGTCTATCTATGATAAGCTTAGCTCAAATGAGTTTACAGAAATTCCTGTTGGAGATAAATCTTTTTGGGTACAGTTTAGTAACGAGGAGTTTGATCAGTTAGTATTAGATAAGATAAGTAAAGCTGAAGGGGTAGAGAGAAGAAACATACTTAGTTTTTTTAGGGTAGCCACCGACAAGGTTGACACTGATTGGAGGATTCATTCTGATGCTATCATAAATGAGGAGAGACCGGACAGAGCATTGGTGCTTTACTTATCTCCCTCTTCTATGCAAGGATTGCATGGAACGGCATTTTGGAAACACAAAGAGCTTGGAGACTCTCTACCTGAAGATGTTTCTTTTAATAAGTTTGATGAGATTCTTTTGAGTGAGTCAAACAATGTAGACAAGTGGGACTTACATTCAGTCGTAGGATATAAAGTCAATAGAGCCTTATGCTATCCATGCAATTACTTCCATAGCAAGTACCCCAATGTTGGTTGGCCTGAAGGTAGAATGGTATATGTAATGTTTTATAAGTAAATCAATATGAACACAAAAGAATTAAAGCTCAGGATTATTCAGTCGGGATATAAGGCTGTTCAGCATCTTATTGAGGTGGCAGAAGAAAAGATTGTCCATAAAGGTATTGATGCTGATGGTGAGGTAATGGAGTTGGCTGCTGATAGATTAAAGAACGCAGCAGCTACAAAGAAAATAGCTATCTTTGATGCATTCGAGATACTTAATAGGATAGAGTTAGAGAGAGAATCTCTTGACGCTATTGATAACGGTCCGAGTAAAGTTGATACAAAACAAGGATTTGCAGAACGAAGGTCAAAATAATCTATATCGAGTACTCGAGAAGTATATCCCGGCTAAGACTGTTGCAAAAAAAAATGCATCAGCAGCATGGGACTACGGCTATGACAGTGACTATGACATGGTTATCATATCTAAGAATGGAACTATTGGTCAGGTCATAAGTATAGCGGGTTTAAACATTGCCTTACCTGCTAAGCCTGATGAGTGTTATAAGAGAAGAGAAGCTAAAGAGGATCAGTATTGGGAGAGAGAAGATTTACCCAAGCCACTTGATAAGATTCAGACTATATTTCAATGGAACGACATGCCTACGGATTTTAAGACTCGGTGGGTAGATTATATTGAAGGTCAGTTTGACTATCGTGAAGAGGGCTTTTGGTTCATGAACAATGGTGTTGCTACCTACATGACAGGATCACATTGGATGTACCTTCAGTGGGCAAGTATTGACATAGGCTATCCCGACTTCCGTGAGGCTAATAGAATCTTTTGGATTTTTTGGGAGGCGTGCAGGGCGGATGATAGATGCTTTGGTATAGACTATTTAAAGATACGTCGTTCAGGATTTTCATTCATGTCGTCATCAGAGTGTATTAATATAGGTACACTCGTTAAGGATGCTCGTGTGGGTATATTATCAAAGACAGGAGCCGATGCTAAAAAAATGTTTACCGATAAGGTTGTGCCTATTAACAGCCGTCTTCCTTTTTTCTTCAAGCCTATTATGGATGGAATGGATAAGCCGAAGTCTGAGTTGGCCTATCGCGTCCCCGCTTCGAAGATTACGAAGAAGAACATGTTTAATGCTGCGCAAGAGATAGTCGAAGGACTTGACACGACAATAGACTGGAAGAATACAGAAGACAACTCCTATGACGGAGAGAAGCTAAAGCTACTTGTGCATGACGAGAGTGGTAAGTGGACTAAGCCCAACAACATCAAAGAGAATTGGCGAGTAACTAAGACGTGTCTTCGTTTGGGTAGTAAG